GTGCATTCTACGGAATTGACTAAGACTAACTAGGGAGGCTCTTCGGAGCCTTCCATTTTTATAAGGAAAAACATGTACGGGAAAAGAAAAAAAATGATGGATGGCGGTAAATCTAAAATGCTATATAAACACGGAGGTCCAGCAGGACACGACGGTAATAAACACGCTAGAAGAGAATATAAGTATGGTGGTTCAGTACAGCCTAAGTATGGTCACGGTGAATGTCCAAAAGCTTCGGCTAATTAAATATGAAAGTATCAGCACCTAAAGGTTATCACTGGATGAAGTCCGGTAAATCTTACAAGCTTATGAAACATACTGGTAAATTTGTTCCACATAAAGGAGCAAGTTTAAAAGCAAACTTTGAAATACAAAAAAAACATAAAAAATAATGGCAACAACATATTTAGCTTTAAGCAATGAAATATTAAGAGAACTTAATGAGGTTGTTTTAAC